ATGCAGATTTCGTGGTGTTTATTCGGAGCAGCAGCCTCCGCATCTCCGCTGGGTCGCTCGAGTCCTCCAGCGACAACCTCACCATCTTTGATCGCGTAATCATAATGTATTTGAGGGTTGCGCTTAGTAATCGAGATGTTAGGGTGGAAACCTGCAACATCAAAAACAGATGCTCGTCGTGAGTGAAATCGTCTTCCGAAATCCACAAAAGCGTGGAGATGAGTTCCGCCATCAGCGTGGGTTTCTCGTCCAATAATGCACTCTGCTCCCATTGTTGCAAGGTGGTCAACAATAGCGAATGGGTCGAGAGTCGAGCACTGGGCAAACGTGAGGAGTACATATCGAGCGTAGAATCGGAATGCTGACATAATGAGTCACTGAAAGACCGTCTTAATGTTATAGGTCTTTCAGTTGTGACAGTGACACTTCCACGGGTATAAATAGGCAGCAGCCTCCCCACTTTTTGCGGGGTAACTCAGCAAAATCACTCTTCTCAACAAATTTACGATGGCTTACCGCATTGGGAGATTTGGCCGACGTCCTTTCCGTCGCTTCCGGCGGCGGACCAATTATCGACGCACACGTCGGGCGCCTTACCGTCGACGTTACACTCGGATGCGTCGCATGACTCGTCGCCGACCCACAGTTAGGCGAGTACGAGACTTGGCTGCACGAAAGTGCGAAGACAACTTGATTGCTACGCCAATCGATAATACCGGGGCTGCTCAGACCCCCGGTTCAACAAATATGACAGCGGCCAATCAGTACATGTACATATTTTCGCCCACGGCTCGCACCGCCGGTTTCGTCACAGACGCGGGTGACCGTGTCCTCACTGCCTCTTCTTCCGAGCGCAGAAAAACAAAGTGTTTTGTGCGGGGCTACAAAGAGACCATGGAGATGCAGACGACAGATGCATCCGTGTGGGTCTGGCGTCGCATTGTTTTCAGCACTATTGGCTTGGCCGAACAATTTAGCCCGGAACTTCTTTATTTCCGGGATGACGTTCGCGGATACGCTCGGACCACTTTCGATTTGAATAGTGGTACTGTTGAGGCGGACCAATACCAGGGCATGGTATACGGGCGCCTTTTCGATGGTCTTGAGGGAGTGGACTGGTCCAGTCCATTTACAGCAAAAACAAACCCCCAAGAAGTCCGAGTTTATTCCGACCGGACAACTACTCTCCAGTCGCCCAACAGCGATCGGGGTACCTACCGCAATTACAAGAATTGGTACCCTATTAATCGGAGCATTATATACAACGATGATGAGGCTGGCGATGCCGCCAAGGCCTCGAATACTGTTGCGAAGGGCACACCATATGGAAATATGGGAGATCTTTTCGTTGTTGATTTCTTCAGGAGTGTTGGCCCCGATACTGCGGGATTGCAAATAGTTCCCCATGGAAAGTATTATTGGCATGAGGGACAATCATCTTAACTAAATAGGGGGGAATTAATCTCCACAAAAATACAATTTTGTTCCATCCAATCATAATCCACGCCTTCGGTGATAGGATACTCATTTGAGATCCAAATACATGGCTTGCCCCATTTCACTAATGTTTTCCTTTGGTACTTGTCCGTGGCATAGAATTCTAACTGGTTTCCCAACCACGATTTGTATTGAGGGAAGAACTTGAGTCCTCCCGCAATGTCATCAAACACGGCGTACTGGACACCCTCAAGCGACTCCTCCAGCGAGAAGAGTCCGCCAAAATAGTCGTGCTTGGATAAATATCCGACCCACATGGTCTTGCCAGTCCTAGAAGGGCCATACAGCACGAGAGATTTTCCTCGACCTAAACACGTTAGCAAGATAGTTCGCATGCCTATTGGCGCCGCCAGGCGAGCCCCGCAGCCGGGGGACGGCGGCGTGCGTCAGTGGTAGCCATGGAAGTCCCCCCCCCGTAGGGGGGGGGCCATAGACTGACTGCCCCCCAAGGTGCAGGGTGCGATAACTCACCACTTACCGACGCATCCCAGTCAGTGAATCGTGTAGCCCATTGATCGAGCTCAGGGTATCCATCAGTGTTGAAAGTATGCTCGGGATTAGGCACATATGGCTCTGGATCCACTCGGTACTTCCAGTCAGCATATGCAGACAGGCTGTTGAAGTTTGCGAGCAACATCCTTGGGGCGAGCGTGGTGACCAAGTTCCAAAAATCGTCTCGAGTTTCTGCCACGCATATTTCAGCGTAAGGATTGCGGCCTTCAGTGACGTCAGGGCTGTCAGGACGTGCGAGCCCTCCTGCGACAATGTCGCCATCCTTTGTCGCGTAGTCGTAACCACCCGCAGGGTTTCCGCGGCTAGGTGAGATGTTTGGGTGGAAGCCGTCAACATCCAGGATGTCAGTTCTGCGAGATCTGAACTTCCTTCCGAAATCGACGAAAGCGTGTAGATGAGTTCCCCCGTCAGAGTGCCGTTCTCTTGCGACAATGCATTCCGCACCAAGTCCTGACAGGACATCAACAACCGCGAATGGGTCAAGATCTGAACATTGGGAATATGTAAGGAGGACATAGCGCTGATTGATGACAAAGCTCATGGTGTGTTCCGATGTGGACAATTAATGTTATAGTCCACATCATGGGACACGGGGCACACTCGCATATATATAGACCGTGTCCCTCCTCAATCAGTAATTACTGATTGCGCAAGCATTATGGTTGCCTATCCCGATACCGAAAATGGCATGGCGTCGTTTCACAAAGCGGGGTCGACCCAGCCGCAGATATGGGAGGAGGTATGGACGACGACGCACCAATCGATTCGCGACACGTCGCCGCCCGTATCGCCGGGCTCGTGTCCCGACAAAGAAAATTCGGAATGTCGCTGCACGGAAGTGCAAGGACAAGATGGTGGGAATGCCATACACACAGGACGACCCTCCGGCCCCCGAAAATCCCGGAAGTGCTCTGACCTTAACGGGGAATTCAACATGGGCTGTCATCTGGAACGCGAGCGGGCGTTCCTTGGGGAGGTTCAACCAGGATTCGGGAATGTACCCAACCGAATCGGATCGTCACAAGTCTCGGGTTTATTTCCGGGGAGTCCGAGAGCGGCTGAGCATGGAGACCAATTCCAACGCGGCCTGGATACACCGCAGGGTGGTATTCCTCGACCAATCGGAGATCATTCGGGCCCACATGCCACCGGACACGGCTCAGACATTACTGGGTGGAGCGGGGTATACCCGTCCTCTATGGGCGGTACTGAATACAGCTGGAGCTACGGAACCCGGCGCGACTGCCTGGAGCGAAATCAGCGACGAAATTTACGACGGCCAGTTGGGCATGGACTGGGCGAGCTTCCTGACCGCACGGTTCGACAGCCAAAAGATTAAAGTCCTCTACGATAGGATGCGCCGGATCAGCTCTGGGAACGACAGGGGTACTTGGGTAACTCCTAAGTATTGGCACCCAATCAATCGTACCCTCGTGTACGACGACGACCAAGACGGGAACAGTATCAACACAGCCCCGTGGAGCAACGGTTCTCGGCAAAGTTGCGGGGATGTCATAGTACTGGATTTGTTTAGCTGCGCCGACGGTGAGACGGCGGATGAGATTAGGATCGGCAGTGAAGCCACTGTTTATTGGCACGAGGGTGCAGGGTACTAAAAAAGAGGGGTAGTTACATTGACAAATACACAATTTCCCTCCAACCATTGCAAATCCGCCTTAGGGTCCATCCTTGGATCCTCATTGGCCAACCATATGCAGCATCGCCCCCACTTAATCAATTTCTTCTTCTTGTATTTGTCCGTGGTGTAAAATTCGAGTTGGCTGCCTAGCCAAGACTTGTACTGAGGAAAAAAAGAAAGTCCTCCAGCAATATCGTCAAATACTGCGTAACCGGCGGAAGAGATGTCCTCTTCCAGTGAGAAGAGGCCGCCGAAATAGGCATGTTTGCCTAGGCTCCGGGCCCACATGGTCTTGCCGGTTCTGGTATCTCCGTATAACACCAGCGATTTACCTCTGCCTATTATTACGTAAGCAAACCACCGATTCCAGTTCTCTTCGGCGCCGCCAGGCGAGCCCCGAAGAGCAGGGCGATGCTGACCGCCAGGGAAACGGCCCGGAGGGCCGTCGCTCGCAGCTCCTCGAAGGGTGCGATACACGTTCGGGTGACTCACCACTTACCGACGCGTCCCAGTCAGTGAATTGTGTAGCCCATCTATCGAGCTCAGGGTATCCCTCAAGATTGAAAGTATGCTCGGGATTAGGCACGTATGGCTCTGGATCCACTCGGTACTTCCAGTCAGCATATGCAGACAGGCTGTTGAAGTTTGCGAGCAACATCCTTGGGGCGAGCGTGGTGACCAAGTCCCAAAAATCGTGTCGAGTTTCTGCCATGCATATTTCAGCGTAAGGATTGCGGCCTTCAGTGACGTCAGGGCTGTCAGGACGTGCGAGCCCTCCTGCGACAATGTCGCCATCCTTTGTCGCGTAGTCGTAACCACCCGCAGGGTTTCCG